AAAAGGATGGAACAGAAGTCATTGGAAATCTTATTAAAGCTAAAACAGCAAAGTCGCGTTTGAGCAAGGAGAACAAAGATGTTACCATACGTTTGTATTACGATGAGCGTGGTCTTGATCGATATTACGGTCTTCTTGAACTGGGTGAACTGGGAGGTCTCTGGAAAAATGTTGCAGGTCGTTATGAGATAGACGGTAAGAAAGTCTATGCTAAAGCAATCTACAAGGATCCAGAAACTTATTTCACACCTGAAGTGATGGAGAAACTGGATGAAATTGCGAAGGAGCAGTTTAGTTATGGATCGTAATACGCGACATAGTGTAGACAAGAGTAAAGAATTTATCAGTTCTGGAATGACTCTTATTACTGACCCTGAAAGTGACAAGTATCTTGGAAAATTTAAAAATATTAAAGACAAAAATAAATGTCAGCAAAGTAGTTGATCAACTAAAGAAGTATCCGCAGGACTGGGACCATCAGAAGAATCTGAAGGACTCTCAGTCCTTACTTGATAGAGGATTTGCAGACTTGCCAGTCAGCGCACTCCAACTTATAATGGGTGGAGTCAAACACAATGAAGATTTTGTGGGAGACTCTGAGATCAACATCAAGACTCCTGCCTATGCTCATCATAGTGAGATCCGAAAGATCATACGTAAGCAATTTAAGAATGCAGATATTCATAGATGCGGATTTCTTTCACTTCCTAGGGATGAAATTGTAGGAGCACATATTGACGAGGGTACATATTACCTCACCAGAAACAGGTATCATCTTTCTATTGTTGGACGGTATCAGTATTTTTGTGGAACGGAGAGTGTCATCGTAGAACCAGGAACTCTTCTCTGGTTTAATAATAAATTACCTCATGGCACTGTTAATATCGGTGATGAGACACGTATAACATTTGTATTTGACATTCCTCATGGACAAAGTTGAAATCCTTATCTTAAGAAATCTACTGTATAATGAGGAGTATCTTCGTAAAGTTATTCCTTTTATTAAAGCAGAATACTTTGAGGATCCACATCAAAAGATTATTTTTGAAGAGACCCTTAAGTTTGTCACAGAATATAATCAACCAACAACTAAAGAAGTTCTTTGTATTGAGGTAGAGAAACGTCAAGATATCACTGACACTTCTTTTCAAGACATTACTAAACTTATTAGTTATCTTGAGGAGGTTCCTACTGATTTTGAATGGTTGTGCAATACTACAGAGAAGTGGTGCAGAGATCGTGCTATCTATTTGGCACTAATGGAATCCATCGCGCTTGCAGATGGAACGGATAAAGAGAAAGATAGGGGTGCTATCCCTAGTATTCTGTCAAACGCCCTGGCAGTTTCTTTTGACACCCATATTGGTCATGACTACCTGATTGATTATGAAGAAAGATACGAAGCGTACCACAAGAAAGAAGATCTTATCCCATTTGACTTGGAGTATTTCAACAGAATTACTAAAGGTGGTCTCCCGAACAAAACGCTTAACATTGCTCTTGCTGGCACTGGTGTCGGCAAAAGTTTGTTTATGTGCCATGTTGCAGCTTCCGCACTCTTGGGAGGGAAAAACGTATTATACATCACGCTTGAAATGGCTGAAGAGAAAATTGCAGAGCGAATTGATGCTAACCTGCTCAATGTACCTATCCAGGAGATAACAGATCTTCCAAAGGTTATGTTTGAGGATAAGGTGACAAAACTCTCGCAAAAAACTCAAGGTTCACTTATAATTAAAGAGTATCCAACTGCCAGTGCTCATAGTGGTCACTTTAGGGCACTTCTTAATGAACTCGCACTTAAGAAGTCATTTAGACCTGATATTATTTTCATTGATTACCTTAATATATGTGCTTCCGAACGATATCGCGCAGGTAGTAATGTCAATTCATATACAGTTGTCAAGGCTATTGCTGAAGAACTTAGAGGATTGGCTTGTGAAGCAAACGTCCCTATCGTTTCTGCCACGCAGACCACTCGTTCTGGTTATGGCAGCAGTGACGTTGAGCTTACTGACACTAGTGAGTCCTTTGGTCTCCCTGCTACTGCTGATCTTATGTTTGCCCTTATTTCAACTGAAGATCTTGAAGGACTCGGGCAAATTATGGTGAAGCAGTTGAAGAATAGATATAATGATCCAACCATTCATAAACGTTTTGTGGTTGGTATTGACCGCGCCAAGATGCGTCTATATGATTGTGAGCAATCAGCACAGGATGACATTCTTGACAGTGGTAATGAAGAGGAGTATACTAATGAGGAACCAAAACCAAAAAAATCATTTGAGGGATTTAAGTTTTGAAAGGTTACTATTCTGTGTTCAACCCTAGAGGTGAAAAAATTGCCGACTGTGGTGCTGAAAGAGATGCAGTTAATCTTCTCAACATGAGAAACCGTAGGTGGGAAGGGCACTACTATTCGTTCATTCCTTTACCAGGTGACATAGTTGATGTTAACTTGCGTAATCAACTTCCTACTAAAGATATCGTAGTCAACATGGATGGCGGTGTTGGTGGTAGTTGGCAAGAAATAGTAATCAAAGATCTTCCTCAAAATTGTCAAGAACCATTTATTCCAGATTTTCACGACTAAACATGAAATACAGAGAACTTAAAGATCAATTGGAAAAGTATACTGATGAACAACTTGACAAAGATATTATCGTATGGAATACCAATGATCAAGAATTTTACGATGCTGATTTTCAAGAAATCATGAAAGCATCCGACCAACTTAATGATCAAGATGCCTCTTACCTTGTAATTTAAAATGACTGTAGATACTGAAAAATACCTCGAATTTGTTAAGGGAGTGACTAGTGATCCTAGTCTTGACTATGGTGCAATGGCATCTCGTCTTGCCGAACTAGAAGTAACTGGAACTAACACGTCTCAGTTACTGACTGCTGCACTTGGGTTGACTGCTGAGTCAGGTGAGTTTACTGAGGTAGTCAAGAAAATTCTTTTCCAAGGTAAACCTTATAATGAAGAGAATGTCTTCCATATGAAACGTGAACTGGGTGATATCTGTTGGTATCTGGCACAGGCATGTATGGCACTTGATACTACCTTTGATGAAGTCATTGAGATGAATGTTGACAAACTTCAGGCACGTTATCCTGGGGGTAGTTTCGATGTTCATAACTCTGAGAACAGAGAAGAAGGCGACGTTTAATGCTTACCGCAATCAACTACATAACAGCATTTTGGTCTGTAGTAGTGATGAATTGTATTCAACCCGTTAACTGGCAATATTGTTATCGGGTTGATCAATGGTTAGTTCCTGAACTTCATGAGGGATGGAAACTATACACTAAAGAAATAGTTCCCTATCAAAATGAGAAGGACTATCTCAAGGGGTTATAGCTCAACTGGTAGAGCACCTGCCTTGCATGCAGGAGGTTTAGGGTTCGAGTCCCTATAACTCCATAAATAATTAGAAAACTATAATGGTAGATCTTCCATATTTGTCTGGTGGAGAACAGACTACTATCAACTCTACAATTACGGAACTTTTTCCTGCACTTGCCTTTAATTCTGGAGTTCATCCCAAGACTGCAGATGAACTAGAAGAATTTATTAAAGGTGTTGACTTGAAATCCAATGGTGCAAGAAAATCTTTTGTAAATGATAGTAATATAGAGTCTGCTAAAGAATATATTACGCAGATGGCAAGGATCAGACCTGCCATGAGGAAAACTAAATTAGAAAATGCTGTAGGAATACTAAACTGGATTTACGAATATAATCATCAGAGAGAAATAGAAAAAGTTGTTTGGGGATATAGAGAAAAACCCTCAGGTGTTCCTGCTAATCATGCGGGAGATATTTTTATAATGTTTAAAAATAAACAAGTTGCTCCTAAAATCATGGGCATCAGTCTTAAAGCAGGAACATCAAAATCTAAAGAACCAAAACTTAATTCCTATGTTGGGTCAACCATGAGAAAACCTGCATGGAAGAAAAAGTATCCAAGAGCAGTTGATCAACTTAAGGATGAATTGTGGAAAGAAGTTTATTCTCACGTTCCTAATCTTCCAAAATCAGTTACCAAAAGTAATTATCTTACTCTGTCTGCAAATAGACAAACGCCAAATAAAATCCTTAAAGAAAAAATGCTTGACATGTTCAAGTATGATAACATAATGTTTGAAGCACTCTACGTTAGGATGAATAAAATCTGTAGAGAAAAATTAATTTCGATGATTAATGGTGATGTAAACGCAACTAAAGAATGGATTGAGGATGAATTTAGATTAGAGAAGAAAGATGTTGAAGTTCCAATGATGCTTGTAAAAGCAATCGGAACTAGTGCTCAATCAAGTGCTACTGATCCATTGAGAGAATTTTTACCTGCAGTGCAATCAGTAAAGGCTTATTTAAAACCAGGGTCAGTTCAGGAATGGTTTATTGATTTAAAGGGAAGTAATAATAAGAAAATGACATTGACAATGACAATTAGAAGCGACTCTGAATATAGAGAAGCAAAGCAGAAAGGTAAATTAGGTGCATTTACTATGCTTAAATTATTGTACCGAGGATAAAAACGCTAAATAATGTATAAGGATTATCAATATAAATGAAAAGTTTCTTTCAGTTCCTGACAGAGGCGCAGTCGCAGGCAAGTATGCAGGCGAAAAAACTGAACCTCAAGAGTGATGGTCACGGTGGTTGGTTAGACACCCGTGGTAAATTCGTGGCGACTACTGAAGATGGTAAACTGAAGTTTGTTGATAAGAAGAAAGCAAAAGCAGAGAATGATAGACCAGAACAAGCAAAAGCATCAAAACCAGAACCTGAGAAAAAGACTGACAAAGTTGCACCTAAAGCGACTGATAAGACATCATCAGATGAAAGTAAAGGAGATACGGATTCTGCAGAGACTACAGAAACTCTGACAGTTGCATTCGGTCGTTTTAATCCTCCTACTGTGGGTCACGGTAAACTCCTTGCTGCTGCAAAGAAAGCATCAGAGGGAGAAGACATGAAGATCTACCCTTCACGCTCACAGGATGCTAAGAAGAATCCACTTGATCCTGATATAAAAGTTGGATTCATGAAGAAGATGTTCCCTGAATATGAGGAGAGCATCGTAAATGATCCTGAGATGAAATCTATCTTTAATGTGTTAACTACTGCAGATGAAGAAGGATATAAGAATGTCAATATTATTGTAGGTTCAGATCGTCAGGCAGAATTTGAAAATCTAGCAACCAAATATAATGGGGACCTCTATAACTTTGATAATATTCGTGTTATATCTGCTGGTGTTAGAGACGCAGACGCGGATGGTGTTGAGGGTATGTCAGCATCCAAGATGAGAAAGGCAGTTGTTGATGATGACTTTGATGCTTTTCGTCGTGGCACCCCTAAGGAACTTGATGATGGAGATACACAAGCACTCTTTGACGCTGTTCGTGCTGGCATGAAGTTAAAGAAGAAGAAAGAAGTTGCAGAGATGTGGGAGATCGCTCCTAAGTTTGATGCCAAAGGACTTCGTGAACAGTATGTGAACGGATTAATCTATAAGATTGGTGATATTGTTGAGAGTCTTCATACTGGGTTAATCGGTCAGATTGTCCGCAGGGGAACTAATCATTTAATCTGTGTCACTAGAGAAAACTATATGTTTAAATCTTGGATACGTGATGTCATGGAGTACGATGAGAAGAGTATGGATGGTAGAATGAGAGATGGTAAGCATCCTAACACCCTTGTTGGCACCACTGGATATCTGAAAAATGCTATGGCAGTTACGGGGACCACTGCTATCAAAAATTTCATAAATAAAAATAAGAAAAAGAAGTAGTACTATCACCATGTCTGGAATTGGTCCTAACCCTTTGAATGCCATTTCAAAGATTTATCTAGAGCAAATCGCTGAGAAAAAAGACGATTCATATCTTGAACCTGATATGAAGAAGCGTCAGAAGAATAATGAGAAGGCGCGTAAAGATATGGAGAAGATGGGAACTTCTATGAAGAACCCACACTTTGAGGAGAAGCAGCAAGGATGGGATGCTGTCAATTCTCTCACTGATGTTTATAAAAACATGGGCAAGGGGACTGATGAAGTAGATGAGGCAATGTCTTCTTACGACAGAAATCGCAAGAGAGCAGCACAGAGAGCAGCAGACAGAAATGCTGCCCGTGCAGCTGGCAAGACTGGTGTAGTCCCTGGTGTTGGATATGTATCTCCTAGAAAGGAGAGAGAAACATATGTTGATTCGGCAGGCACAACCAGACATAAGTCAGGTGCAAAGATGGAAGGTCTTGATCCTGTAGGTAAGGAAGACGGTGATGTTAATAACGACGGTAAGAAGGACAGCACTGACTCTTACCTGATGAAGCGCCGTAAGGCAATCGGCAAGGCAATGAAAAAGAAAATGTCCGAGGGTGTTCGTGACATGGATCCTGAGAAAGGAACTGCTGAGCGTAAGGCACGTCTTGAGAAAAAGCGTGGCATGAAGATGGATGATCATCCTCAGTACAAGAAAGAAGAAGTTGAGAACGTAGAGGAAATCTACAAGGGCAAGCACGGTCAGACTGAGAAGCAGTACCAGGACTCTAGATCTGATGCAGGCAAGATGATTTCAGGTGACTCTAAGATGAGTGGTTCTAAGTATGCTCAGGGCAGAAGAACTGGTAGTGATGCTGGTCCTCAACCCGCTGGTGGTTCTAAGAGACCACAGAGTCAAGGTAAAATGGACTCCGGTTCTAGAACTGATTTGATGTATCGTAAAGCAGCACTTAAGAAAAAGGCGATGAAGGAAGAATTGTCCTCATGGAGACAAGATCTTTCTGAAATCATGACTGATGACATTGACTCTAAACCCATTAAAGAAAAAAGCGTTAAGAACAAAGTAACTATTAATCCTAAACTGGGTGAAGCAGTTGAGGAGATGGGTGGTGAACTCATCGAAATGACTGAGATTAGTGAGTTTGAGTTCATGGTAGAGGGTCTTCGTCAGGAACTCGTAGATGAAGGACATGATCTTGAGGCAGTAAATTATGCTCTTGAGGAAGCAACCGTAACCATGGGTCATGATACTCCTGGTAAAACTGAGAGAACCAGAGACAAACTCAAGAAGAAAGCAAAGGGTCTCCTTGGTAAAATGGCATATAAGGGATACCATGCTGCTAGAGATGCTAAGAGAGCAGCATCTCCTATGGTTCAGAGAATCAAAACCTCTGCTAAGCGTGGCATGAGAAAAGCAGCACTTAAGGTGGCTGACAAACTGAAAGAAGAGAATGTAGATGAGGCAGTCTACGGAGGCGGAGAAACGCCAAAAAAGTCTGAAGATAAGCGTATGGTTGTCACCAACGCTGACAAAAAAGGCAACACTCCTGCTTATCAGAAAATGATGGCAGGTGACAAGCGTTACAAGAAAGCAGATCACATGAACGAAGGTGACGGTGATCCTTGCTGGGATACTCATAAGCAAGTAGGTATGAAGAAGAAGGGCAACCGTATGGTTCCTAACTGCGTTCCTAAAAACAAAGTAAGTGAGGAAATGTCTCCTCAAGAGGTTGCACTTCAAAAGAAAAAAGCAATGCTTGATAAGATGATTGCTCAAAGAAGAAGAACGGATCTCGGTAAGAAACAAGATGCTCCTACCAGAGCAATGGATGAGGAAGCATCTGATAGAATGAAGGATCGTCGTATGGAGCGTGGTGGAGTTGGTGGCAACATCGATTACAGCAAACCACCTGGTAAACCAAATACGTTTGGTAAGAAGAAACCAAAGAGTGGTGGTATGTCTGCTCTTGATGTAGTAAAAGCACAGATCCGTGCCAAGCACGGTCAAGGTGCTATCATGGATACCAAGAAGAAGTAATGCCTGCGGTATCTAAAAAGCAGCAACGGTTCTTTGGGATAGTTCGTGCCATCCAAAAAGGTGAGATGGCACCGACTACACCTGAGACTGCAAAGGCAGCTGCTGATATGAAGAAGAGTGATGTGAAAGACTTTGCTTCTACCAAACATAAAAAACTCCCTGAGAAAAAAGTTGCAAAAGAAGCAGCAGACTACTCTCAGAAAGATAAGATCATGAAGAAGGCAAAACCTCTTCATAAACATCTCTTTAAAAATCTCCACAAGGGAGACACCGAAGGTGATGTTAATGAAGAATCGAATCCACGTATTCCAAGAAAGAAAGGTCAACCTGCTAACTCAAAAAAACATTCAGATCTTTACACTGATGAAAATCCAAAGGGCACTATTCATGGTCTTGGGTTTAAAGATGTTGCCACTGCTAGGGCATCTGTATCTAAGATTCGCAATTCATCAAGATCTCATGCTCACAAAATCCAGGCAGCAGTTGCTATGGAACAGAGAGCAAGAGAAATGGGTAAGACTTCAGAAGCAGCAGTTTATAGGAAGTATATAAACTCAATGAAGAAGAAGACCAAGAAGATGAATGAGGGATATGATGCTGATAATTTTAATAAATTGAAGCAAAAGATTGGATCTGCCAAAAAGCATCGCAAACCTGCTATTGATGAGGGATGGTCGGATAAATATAAAAAATCAATAGATTGTAACAATCCAAAAGGATTTTCTCAAAGAGCACACTGCCAAGGCAGAAAAAAATCTCTCAAAGAATTTTTGGAGAATATATAGAATATACAACGCGAGGTTATCATGTTGAGTTTTCTTCTTCCATTAGCATCCAAGATTATTTCCGATGCTGTCGCCAAACTTCCTGATGATGAGGAACTGGGCGAAAAACTGATCGATATTTGTCTTGTTATTCTTGGCAAAGCAGTCAAATTGACCAAGACTGATATGGATGATCAACTTTTAGAAGTTGTTTCCAAGGCAATTAAGGCAAGAGATCTTGATAGTCTTGAGACAAATGATGGGTAATCTACAACCTATCCTTTTTATAAATATTAATTAGCAAAACATTTTATAGAGACGAGACATGGCACTCTGGGGTAATAACGACAATGTATTTTCGGGGGGCACCGTCACTCTCCAATATGGTACTAATAGAGTTGTAGGCACAGCGACTTCGTTTGGAAATGCTGGATCCGCTTCTGTTGGGGATGTAATTAGTTTTGGTACTCCTTTTGACGGTCCCAAAAACTATCATGGTGACGCTGTAATCGTAGCGATTGGTAGCACACTTGAGTTGACCATTGATTCGACCGCAGGTCTGAGTCATGGTATGATTGAAAATGTACAATATAGGATCACACAGTCGCCTAAGTCTGCGACTCATGATCCTAATCATAACCAGATGACTAATTCTGCTAAGTTCAGAACAGCCAAACTGGTAACAACTACCAACCACGCTAGAGTTGGTATTGGGTCTACCGTTATTTTCGTTTCGGGTAATCCCTCTGGAAATAATGTTACTGCTGGAGATACTGTTCTCTTTGGTGGTGGTGATCTTCCTGTCGGAGTTGCTTCTGTTGTTTCTGTTGGTGCCACCTTCGCCAGAGTTCAGGCAAGTGGAATCGCAACACAATCCCTTCATTATCATGCTCATGGTGCTAGAGCCATTGGTCAATCTGAAGTAACCTTATTTGATAGATACCTCTTCGGGCGAGATAATCACGTAACCTCTATCAGAGTTGGTGATACTTTCGCTGCTGGAACAAACTCTATTGGTATTGGAACCGTTAGACCGTTTATCAGTCCCGGAACATCAGAACCAAATAGGATCACTGTTGTTCTTGATACTCCTCTGACGCAGGCAGTTGGATTTAGACAAGCTGTAGAAGTTAAGAGAGGAATTGCACTCGGCACTCCGATTGAGTTCATTGGTTCTGAAACTGAGTCTGGAAAAGAAGCAACCGTTATCGGTATTGCTAACACGGGTGCATCCAATGCATCTGGCACTTCCTATCAACTGACCTCTGCAGGTTGGGTTGGTATTACCACTTACACTGACACACACGGTAACGCAAGAGTCAAGAAAGAGACTCTGGTCGCTATGTCTGGTA